AAAGCTAATAAAGAGGCTTTTGAGTAAAGGAGGTGGTTAGTATATTATGGATAATAGATTGACTCATTACGGTATTCTAGGAATGAAATGGGGTGTTCGTAGAACCCCGGCTCAACTTGGCCACCTGACTAAAAAAGATAACAAATGGATTAAGAAAAACGCCGCGAAAATTACGGAGAAGGCCCGTAAGAAATCTTCGAAAGAATTAATGAAATATGCCAACGAGTTAATGAAAGACCCAAATGCTGTTAATAAATCCGGTAAACTAAGTGCAGCCACCATTAATTCTTATAACAAAAAAATGGCTTCTCTAATGAATGAACAAGTTTCTAACTTAACATCACCATCTGGTAAAGTTGTGCGATTTGTAGCTAAACGAGGAGAAGTTGGAGTTTTCATGGCTCTTGCTGACCAAGGTTATAACATGAACCAACTTAAGAATGGGATTTATGAGTCAGGGAAAGTGGCATACAGAAAAACCGTAGTCGATAAGGTCTAAACAAAAAAAGGGGGTGGTAATTCAAAATGGAGAATTCATTTACTTCCAGATTAAAACATGCATGGAATGCTTTTTTTAACAAAGACCCCACCGATTATTACAAAAATGTTGGAACTAGCTATACTTATCGTCCGGATAGACCGAGACTAACACGCGGAAATGAGCGTTCGATAGTAACTTCAGTATACAATCGGATTGGTTTAGACGCTTCTTCAGTTAGCATTCAGCATGTAAGACTTGACGAAAATAATCGTTTCCTATCCGTCATCGATTCGGGGTTAAACAACTGTCTCACCGTTGAAGCTAACCTTGATCAAACCGGAAGAGCCTTTATTCAGGACATAGTTATGTCAATGTTGGATGAAGGAAGTGTGGCTATTGTTCCAGTTGACACAACCTTTAATCCCGAAATTACTGGTTCTTATGATATTCTATCGATGCGAACCGGACAAATTTTGGAATGGTATCCAAGCCATGTGAAGGTTCGTGTTTATAATGAGAAAACGGGTCGCAAAGAGGATATTGTGGTACCGAAGAATACAGTTGGTATTGTAGAAAACCCTCTATACGCGGTTATTAACGAACCAAATTCAACTATGCAGCGACTTATTCGTAAACTTAACCTTTTGGATGTTGTAGACGAACAAAGTAGTTCTGGTAAGTTGGATTTGATTATTCAACTACCATATGTAATTAAAACAGAGGCAAGGCGTCAACAAGCCGAAAATCGGCGTAAAGATATAGAAAATCAATTGGCAGGTTCTAAATATGGCATCGCCTATACAGATGGTACCGAGCGTATTACCCAGTTGAATCGTTCAGTCGAAAATAATCTAATGAAACAGATTGAATATCTAACGAGTATGCTATACAGCCAGTTAGGAATCACTCAGAGTATATTAGATGGAACTGCTGACGATAAAACAATGCTCAATTATTACAACCGAACAATTGAACCTATTCTCTCGGCTATCGTTGATGAAATGAAACGAAAGTTTCTAACCAAAACCGCTCGGTCACAATTGCAGTCGATTTCATTCTTCAGAGATCCGTTCAAGCTTGTTCCAGTTAACGAAATTTCTGAAATTGCTGACAAGTTTACTCGAAACGAGATAATGACGTCGAACGAAATTAGACAGATCATTGGAATGAAGCCGTCGGATGACCCGAAAGCAGACGAACTCAGGAATAAGAATCTAAGTCAACCTAAGGATGATCAAACCTACCCATCAAATGATGCGACTGGAGAAAAGATCGAGAAAGCAATTAATAAATCGAAGGAGGAAAAATCAAAATGAAGACATATGATTTCAGCGGCTGGGCTACCCGTAATAATCTTAGATGCTCTGATGGAAGAACCATCATGAAAGACGCATTTAAACATAATGACGGGCAGACTGTTCCTCTTGTATGGAATCACCAGCACAATGACCCGCTAAATGTTCTTGGGCACGCTCTGCTTGAGAACCGCGATGAGGGTGTCTATGCGTATTGCAAGTTAAATGAAACAGAATCAGGTAAAAATGCAAAGCTTCTAGTTGAACATGGGGATGTATCTGCACTTTCCATTTACGCAAATCAATTGAAACAGCAGGGTTCTAATGTTATACATGGAGCTATTCGTGAGGTTAGTCTTGTTTTGGCAGGAGCAAATCCCGGGGCATTTATTGATTCTGTCATGAGTCACGGCGAAGAGTCTGATGATGAAGCTATTATCTATACTGGTGAAGACATTTCTCTATTTCATGCCGATGAAAAGAAAGATAAACCAGTTGATGAAAAATCTGAAGACGAGGAAACCGTTGCCGACGTCTTCAACACTCTTACCGAAAAACAGAAAACGGTAGTTTATGCAATGATCGGACAGGCTCTTGAAGAAAAAGAAGAGTCCGAAGATAACAACAATAATGACGATTCTAAAGGAGGAAATAAAACTATGAAGCACAATGTGTTTGACAAGGAAGATACTAAGAAGGATGTTCTTAGTCATTCCGACCTGGAAGCCATCTTCGCCGACGCTAAACGTTATGGAAGTCTTAAAGACAGTGTTCTCGCACACGGTATCGAGCAGATTGACTATCTGTTCCCTGATGCAAAGAATGTTACAAATACCCCTCAGTTCATTCAGAGAGATATGGGATGGGTTCAGAAGGTTATGAACTCCGTCCATCACACTCCCTTCTCCCGTATTAAATCTATTCTGGCCGATATTACAGAGGATGATGCTAGAGCTAAAGGTTACATCAAGGGCAATCTGAAGAAGGATGAAGTATTCACTCTGCTGAAGCGTACTACTACTCCGACCACTATCTATAAAAAGCAGAAGCTGGACCGTGATGATGTAGTTGATATCACTGATTTTGATGTTGTTGGTTGGCTCAAATCCGAAATGCGTATGATGCTTGATGAGGAAATTGCCAGAGCCATTCTTGTCGGTGACGGTCGTCTTAGCTCTTCTGATGATAAGATCAACGAGCAGAACATTCGTCCTATTTGGAAGGATGATGATCTGTATACTATCAAAGCACCTGTAACTGTTGCTGCTAATGCCACAGCTTACGAGAAGGCTAAGGCTTTTATCCGTGCAGCCATTAAATCCCGCAAGAACTACAAGGGTTCCGGCGAACCAACCCTGTATACCACTGAGGACGTTCTTACCGATTGTCTGCTTATGGAAGACACCACTGGTCGAGTTATCTACGATTCTGTTTCGAAACTTGCTACTGCTCTTCGCGTTAAGGAAATCGTAACTGTTCCAGTAATGGAAAATCTCAGCAGAGTCGACAATGGTACTACATATGGTCTTATGGGTATCATCGTCAATTTGACCGATTACAATATCGGTGCCGATAAAGGTGGAGCTGTTAACATGTTCGATGATTTCGATATCGACTACAATGCTCAAAAGTACCTTATTGAGACTCGCTGCTCTGGTGCTTTGATTAAGCCTTACTCTGCTATCGCTTTAGAACTGACTTTTCAATAAGTCTCGTTGTTGAGCCTGAGAATAGCGAGGCAGTAGTACTTGGCAAGTCTGTAGGCGACTTGCAGTCAGGCATTATTGTCAATGATAATTCTATAGAAGGTGTCCTACACTATGTAACTGATTACACTGGCTTCTCTGGTAACGTTGACGAACAATCTGGTAATTTCTTAGTTCTCAAGTTCCAACACAGCGAAGGAGCTACAACAACTGTAGAAATTATCGGAGGTACTTCTGGTCCAGTAGCACTTGACGAGGACATGATTTGGATTGGTCAAATCGAACCGTCTGACCAAGGAATCAGAGTTGTAACTACCCTAGATGGTAAATCAATTACAAAGGTTTACTCTATTGACAACCTAGTACTTGAAACAGAAGAAGATTAATATTGCTTAATTATGGGAGGAAAATTCAAATATTTAATAAGGAGGACACAAATATGTCTAAGGTTTATGAGAGATATGAAGATTTGCATGTTAGAAAGACATACGTTTACGCTAAGGCGGGCGACCCATATGCATACGCAGACCCCGACAAAACTGTTAAAATTGCTTCAGATGATCTAAGGAACTTGTTTCTTAAGGGTGCAGTAATCGTCGACGGTACAACTGAGTATTCACCGACCAGTTATGCGGAATCTTCTAAAGTTGGAACTATCACATACGTGAAGGCCGACTCCACAACTGCGTCCACAGCGGTTCTAACAACGTTGAAGTCTAAAGAGTATACAGTCGGAGGTTAAAAA